CTGGCCTCGATCTGATGGTGGACCCCTACACCAACAGCACTTCCGGCACCGTTCGCGTGGTGGCTATGCAGGATGTGGACATCGCCGTCCGTCACCCTGAATCCTTCAGCCGCGGCAACGACACCCTCTGATCATGTTGATCAAGGTCCTACGGCAGACGATGCTTTCGGGCCGAGTGGTGAAGATCGGGGAAGTCCTAGAGGCTTCCCCCTCTGACGCCAAGCTCCTGATCGGTATCGGCAAAGCCGTTGAGGCTGTTGCCTCAGTGGCAGAAGCGGTTGAGGTTATCGCTCAGCCTGCACCAAAACCAACTACCCCCAGACGGAGGGCAAAATCATGACCATCCACAACCTCGGATCGAAAACCGATCTGCTCTCAGTTCACAACAACGCAGTGGTGGGATCCACCGGCGCTGGCACCCCCGCCAACGTTGATCTCGTGGATTATGAGGGCGACGTTGCCTTCATCATCGATGCTGCTGCTGCCGGCTCTGGCGTCACCCTGACCGCCAAGATCCAGCACAGCAACACCACCACTTCCGGCGATTTCGCAGATGTGACCGGTGGCGGCTTCACTGCTGCTGCTGCTAACACCGCATTCCGCGAGAAGATCTACCTGAACAGCAACGATCTCCGTCGTTACGTTCGCGTACTCTTCACTGTCTCCGGCGGCACCGGCACCGGCGCCGTATCGGTTCAGGCTCTCGGCTCCAAGAAGTACAGCTGAGCATGGCATTCACTGAGGATCTGGATGTGTTCCTCGCAGACTTCGGCGTCAGCTGCACTGCTGGCGCCGTTACTGCGAAGGGAATCCTGGACATGCCAAGCCAGATCGTTAGCGATGGGATGGTGCTCAGCACCGACTACACGCTGACGGCCAGAACCTCAAATTTCGGCAGTCTCATCCGCGGCGATTCGATCACTGTGGATGGGGCTGCTTATACCGTCAGAGAGGCCATGCTGATGGATGACGGAAAGTTTGTGCAACTCGGATTGCAAAAGACATGAGCGGTCCTATCAAGGTCAACACACGCAGCCAGTGGACAGCGCTGAATCCTGTGCTGACGGCAGGCGAGTTCGGCCTTGAGAGCGACACACAGAACCTGAAGATCGGCAATGGCAGATCACCATGGGTGAGTCTGCCGTATCACGGCTGCCCTGGTTACTGGGGATCTTTCTGGGATAGCACCTCACAGGTTGCAGCTGCGATCAACACGGCATATTCGATCAAGCTGCGGCAGGTTGACACGGCAAGCCGCGGGATCAGGGTCATCTCTGATGGCCGCATCACGGTCGATTATCCAGGCATTTACAGCTTCACCTTCTCGATTCAGTTCAGCAATACCGACAGCTCGATCCACGACATCAACGTGTGGCTACGCAAGAACAATGCCGGCGCTGCCGGTAATGTGCCTGACAGCGACAGCCGCTTCAGCATCATCTCAAGCCATGGCGGCATTGCTGGCAACGTGATCGGCACGGTCAACTTCGTTCTGGGCTTGGCAGCAAACGACTACATCGAGCTGATGTGGATGACGACTAACGTCGCCGCCTATATCCACGCTGAGGCTGCAGAAGCCAGCCCGGCACATCCCGCTATTCCTGGCATCATCTGCACAGTGGTGCAAGTCGCCTCCGCCTAACGATGACCACCAAACGCGAACAGGTACTGACCGCGATCCGCACTGCGCTCACTGGCACCACGGGCGTGAGCACGCGGATCTACCGCAGCAGGGTGGAACCGCTGAGCCGCGGCGAAAGCCCGGCCATCGTGATCGAGCCCGTATCCGATACGGCGCAGCAAAACACCAGCCTGCCCACGCTGGATTGGAGCCTGACGGTACGGATCGCGGTGATCGTGCGCGGCACCGTGCCGGATCAGACCGCTGATCCGATCATCGAAAGCCTGCACAGCAAGATCATGGCGGATCTCACGCTGGGCGGTTATGCCATCGATGTGCAGCCTCAATCAGTCAGTTTCGACATGATCGAAGCGGATCAGCCTGCTGGCGTGATTGGCTGTGAATATCTCGTGCGTTATCGCACCTCTGTCACCAATTTAACTATCAGCTGACCCGGCTACGATGGGATGAAAGATTCCATCCGGCCAAGCCATGCCGCTGCTTTCCCGCCGCCAGCTGCTGCTGGCCGAAATCGAAACCACTTACGGCGTTGACCCTACGCCTCTTGTTGGGTCCAACGCCATCCTGGTGCGCAATATTGAGGTAACGCCGCTTGAGGCTGAGACCGTTAGCCGTGAGCTGATTCGGCCTTACCTCGGCCAATCTGAGCAGTTGCTGGCGCAGACCCGCGTGCTGGTCAACTTCGAGGTGGAGCTGGCAGGTTCTGGCACCGCCGGCACTGCACCCGCCTATGGCCCGCTGCTGAAAGCGTGCTCGTTTACTGAGACCGTATCGGCCAGCACGAGCGTTACCTACACGCCCAACAGCAATACGGCGCCCGGCTCGGTCACGATCTACTTCAACAACGACGGCGTGCTGCACAAGGCAACCGGCTGCCGTGGCACGTTCTCGCTGAACTGCACCGTGGGTGAGATCCCCACGATTGCGTTTGAGTTCACCGGCATCTATAACGCGCCGACCGCATCGGCCATCAGCGCCCCCACCTACGCCAATCAGGCTGATCCGGTGGTGTTCAAGCAGGGCAATACCACGGGCTTCGAGGTGTTCAGCTATGCCGGCTGCCTGCAGAGCTTCACGATGGAACTAGCCAATGAGCTGGTCTACCGCGAGCTGGTGGGCTGCACCAAGGAAGTGATCATCACTAACCGGGCCCCCGCTGGTGAGGTAATGATTGAGGCCGTATCGGTCAGCGCTCACAACTTCTTCAACGATGCCACTGGCAACAGCACCGGCAACCTGACGTTTCAGCACGGTCAGGCACCCGGCAACATCGTCACATTTACCGCTGATCAGATCGATCTCGGCAATCCGTCCTACAGCGATGAGGATGGGATCCAGATGCTGACCCTGCCATACATTGCCACCCCGACCGATTCGGGCAATGATGAGATGGAGATTGTGTTTACCTGATCCGCGTGGCTTTTGTCCTTAAGCAGTCGGACTCCTACACCTGGCCGGTGAGCATTAAGCTCCCGGCCAATGGTGGCAAGCGGGAGCGGCAGACCTTTGATGCTGAGTTTAAGCGGCTACCCCAGAGCCGCATCAATGAAATCCAGCGTGAGGTGCAGCTGCGGGTCAACGCTGCTGAACGCGGTGAAGATTCCGGCGAGGGCATCAGCGATCAGAGCATTGCAGCTGAGATCCTCGTGGGATGGGATGGCATCGTCGACGGCGATGGTGAGCCCGTGCCCTTCAGCAATGCCGTGAAGGCGCAGCTGTTGGATGTGCCGATGATGGCTGGCTCACTGGTGGCTGCATACTTCGAATCGCTGGTGGAGCAAAAGCGAAAAAACTAATAGGGGCCGCTGAGCACTGGCTTGGTGGGATGGAGATCGATGAGACCGCAAAGGATGCGGCCATCTTCGGCATCGAGCCACCACCGAGCAAGGCGGCCGTCAATTACGAGGTGGAGCCTGACGCATGGGCTGCAGTGCGTGTGTTCCTCAAGGTGCAGACGCAATGGCGTACCGATTCAGGTACGTTGATCGGCCTTGACTACAGCGCCGTGCGTTGGGTGTTTGATCTACTGCAGATCGCTGATCCGGCTGAGGTGCTCAGTGACTTGCAGATCATTGAGGCTACAGTGGTGGGAGCGATCAACAAGCGCAAGGGCTGAGCATGGCGCTGGACATGACAACAGCTCTGACGATCAGGGCAAAGGTTGACGGTCTGGCCCAGATCGAGAATTTGGATCGTGCGCTTGGCAAAACCAATAAGGAAGCGGCAGGGCTATCCGGTACATTTGGCCGGCTGAAAGGTGCTACTGCTGGCATCGGCGGTGCGCTTGGTGCGTTGGTGCCAGCTGCTGGTATTGCTGGCCTGACAGCAATGGGCAAGCGTGCCATTGATGCAGCCGATAACCTCAACGATCTCAGCCAGCGCACAGGCGTTGCGGTGCCGATCCTGAGCAAGTTTGGCGCAGCAGCAGCGGATTCAGGTAGCAGCATTGATGAAGTCGCCAAGGCGATGGGGCGGCTATCGAAGGGGATTGTTGACCCCGCATCCAAAACCAATGAAGCCCTGAAGGCGATTGGCATCAGCTCAACGGATGCTCAGGGCAAGATTCGCGGCGTCGACGCGATCATGCTGGACCTGGCGGATAAGTTCGCCAAGATGCCAGACGGTGCGCAGAAGACTGCGCTAGCGATGGAGCTATTCGGCAAGTCGGGTATGAACCTGATCCCGATGCTGAATGGCGGCCGTGATGCTCTCAGCCAATACTCAGCGACCATCGATACCGAGATGGCGCAGGCTGCGGATAAGTTCAATGATGCGTTGAATGGCATCGCGCGATCTATTGCCGGGCCATTCAATGAAGCGATCACAGCACTGCTGCCCTATCTGACGCAGGTAGCGCAGGCTATTGCCGGCTGGGCGCAATGGTTCTCTGGTCTACCGCAACCGGTGCAAAACCTTGTGGCTGGTATCGGCGCTCTGACCGCTGTCTTGGTTGTATTTGGCCCGGCCTTGGCGTCCATCGTCACAATCTTTACCGCGCTTGGCCCGTTGCTCACCGGCATCGGTGCGGCATTAGTTGGCATTCCGGCTTTGATCGCCGGATGGGCCGGCGCCATTGGCCCGCTAGTGGCCGGCCTTGGCACGTTGGGCCAGATCCTGATCGCCGTATTCAGCGGCCCTGCAGGCTGGGTGGCGCTTGCTGTTGCTGCTGGCGTGGCGATCTACGCATTCCGCGATCAGATCGGCCAGGCGTTCAAGGCGATTGGCGCGGTGCTGCAGCAGGCAGCGCAGGGCTTCAAGACGGTGTTTATCGATCCGGTCGTTAAAGGATTCCAGGCTGTTGTGCAGTTTGTGAACGTGAGCTTTGTGCAGCCGCTTAGCCAAGCAATCACCCAGTTGGTTCAGAGCATTGCCAACACGTTCAAGGCCGTTACGCAGGCGATCACGGCACCATTTCAAGCTGCGTTTAACTCTGTGCGTGGCATCGTCAATCAGATTCTCAACGGCATCGGCAGCGCTATTGGCAGCGTTGTGAACGCGATCAATGGCGTGATTCGTGGCGCCAACTCTGCGCTGGCCAGGCTGCGATTGCCACAGATCCCGCAATTGCCGATGCCTTCAATTCCACGCTTCGCTGAGGGTGGCGTGGTTAGTGGCCCGACCCTGGCCATGGTTGGTGAAGGCGGCGAGCCAGAGTACATCGTGCCCCAATCCAAGGCTGGTGCATTTGCCGCTAACTGGATGGCTGGTGTACGCGGTCCTGCTGCTATCCCGCGGTTTGCCGAGGGCGGCATGGTGGTGCCCACCAGTGCCAGCGTCAGTATCCAGACTGGCCCAGTCATGCAAATGAACGGCGCCAACTATGTCACCACGCAAGATCTAAGCTCTGCTGTCCAAGCTGGCGTCAATCAAACGCTGAGTCTGCTTGCAGGTGATAGCAGAGTGCGGCGTTCATTGGGGCTGGCGTAATGGCACAGTACGATCTGCTCTGTTTCCTTGAGTATTACGCTGATCGCAACAGCATCTATAGCGGCAGCAAGCGCACACCGACACGTCGCTGGCAGAACTTTTATCAAGTGCCGCAGGATATGTCGCTGATCGATAGCGATGTGCAGGGTGATTTTTTCTACATCCCATTCACCGCGTCTGGCTTCGCCTTGCGTGCCGCCAACAGCATTGGAAATTTATCGGTTGAGATCGCAGCCACTGGTGACGTGGTTGATCTGACCGATACTGCTATTGGCACCAATCGCCTAGTGATCGCATCGCTTTATCTCCAGGATGCAGGCATGGATGCGGTTGATCCTAGTAGCGCCCAACTGATCAGCCGTTACATTGGAGGTATTGATGGCGCACGAATCGGTGAGTCTTCCGTCTCGTGGACAATCAGTCCAATGATCGATAAGACAAAGCCACAAGTGCCGACCCGCAAGGTGGCATCTGATCTGATCGGGAGGTTTACAGGGCGATGAGCAAGATCATTGCAGCAGTGAAACTCAAGGTGCAATGCGCTGACGGTTCCAGTCATGAAGGTGTCACCTTGGCGGTTGAGGATGATCGCCGCATCTATTTGGCTGCTGATGGCAGCGAACTAGAAGGTGTTGAGTGCATTGATGAATGCGTTGCTGTGCTGCCGCCTATGGCGCTGGCTGCAGTGTTGAGCCGTTGCAAGGAGTGCGAGTGATGCAAGATTTATCTCTCGCTAATAAGTGGCTGAATGATCTGCTTGATCCAGCAAAGATCCAAGAAAGACTAAATCAGTCAACGCCAATCGTTAACAGGACACAAGAGACGTGCGGATTCCCTGCACCAAAGGCTGCGCCCAATCAATCCAGCACAAATAAGGATCGCTCGCCTGGTAACCGGAAGACGCCTGCGGCTGATCTTGGTGCAGAGCAAAGGATCGCAGTCGCCGGCGAGACTGTACCGATCCTGTTTGGCAAGCGCGTCAGCAATAGCGGCGGCGTTTGGATTCAGCCAGCCCTAGTCAAGGCAGGATCCTATTTCTTCAAAGGCAGCTTCCTATTCCCTGTCAGTCAGGGTGAGATTGTCAGCAGCCCCGTCAAGCACCGCACATGGGTTGGCCTGCGCTGCATGGCCTTTCTTGACGATCAGACGATCACGATCAGCAATATCTACAACAGCGCCGCCACGCTTGCAGGATCGCCTGGCACGTGCCCGATTCTTGGCGCAGGGATGTATTGCGGCAATGAAACCTATTCATACATTGAGGGCACCTTTCCTGCGTCTGCCGGCACATACACACAGCGGCAAGAGTATCTTGCCAGCTCCTACTGGGGCTTCAGAAGCGTTGCGACTGGCAGTGGCGACACGACTAACACTGCAATCCTTGGCACTGTCGAAGTATTTGACAACCTGACTGGCAACGATATCACCGTTGCTTACTTTGCCGCGATTGGGCTGCCAACGACAACAGAGTTCGCCTTTAACACTGCTGTTTCGGGATCCGCAACACCATGCGGTGGTATTGGCGTTGTGCAGGATGCGGTGGCACTCGGATTGGCGCCGCCTCTTGCAGCATTTTGGGCCAGCTTGGGCGCCAGTGGCAGCACTACATTTACTTGGACTTTTGCGTCAATTGACAATCAATATGATCCAAGCGATCCGCCAACCACTGGAACTTTGACAGGTGTTCGCTACGAATATGTTGTCAGCAAGTACGCCAACCCCGCAAGCACGCCAACCGCTGATAACTCATCCTATGCAGACATCACCTTCCTGAAGATTGTTGGCGATATCTACGATCCACCGGCTGAGGGATCGTATCCCACCACCACGCGGCAGATCTCGATTTACTACGAGCAAGGCGTCCGCGTCGCGCTCTACAGCGTGGATGCAGCAGGCAGCACGCAAGGCGCCAGCAATCAGCTGGTGGATCTGGCAATGTACCTGTTCACCAGCTTCAAGCGGCAGACGGCTGGCACAACGCCTGATGTATCTCGACCAATCCTGACCACGAATATGCCATCGCTGGCGACGTTCTGCAATAACTACAGCTTGCAGTTCAACGGCATCATTGCTGAATCGGTGAACATCATCGAGCTGATCGCAGAAACTGCACCGTTCTTCCTGCTGTCGTTCATTTCAACCGGCGGGCAATATCGCTTTGCTCCGGTGCTGCCCCTGAACGGCAGCCAGCAGATCAGCACTGCAACGCTGACGCCTGCAGCCACCTTTACAGAGAATGAGATCCTGCCTGGCAGTTACAGCAAGACTTATGTGAGCGCAGCAGAGAAGTCTGATGTGAATGTCGCTGTCTTGTTCCGCAAGAATGACCCGGACGCCATCGGCACGCAGCAGACCGTGCAGGTGCGTTACAGCGGCGTGAGCCTTGACGCCCCAATTGAGCAGTTCGATATGTCGGATTTCTGCTCAAACCGCAACCATGCGATCATCTACGCAAAGCACTTTCTGGCGCGGCGGCGTTACTCAGTGCATTCGATTGAGTTCGAGACCGCGCTTGATACCACAGGCTTGATTCCCACCAATATCATCCGCGTGCAGAAGCAACGCATCAGCAGCGCTGGCGACAACCGTACGGAGACGGAGTATTACCAGATTACGGCCATCGATCACAGCAGCTCTGGCACCACAACTATCGAAGCGGCCCAGTTCCCGGTCAACGGCAGCACCGTGCCTACGATTAGCAATGAAGTGCTCAATGGCACATTCACGGTCGTCTGATGGCAACCTTCCCCTCGCTGGCGCCGCGCACAAGATCGCTCAGCCTGGGCGACATACCGCAGCAGGTGTACAAAGGCACCAGCGGCGGTGAGGTGCGCTTCAAGCAAGGTTCTGCCTATATCGCGCAACGCTTGAGCCTTGGCTACGAATATCTGACCGAATCCGAAGCGCAACAGATCTTGGATCACTATGCGGGACAGGAGGGCAGCCTGATCCCATTTGATCTATCCAATGCCGTATGGGATGGCTACACCACGCCTCCAGTCAGCTCAGCCAGTTACAAGTGGCGCTATACCGGTGCTTTTGATGTAAGCATCGCATCGCCCCGGCGTTACAGCCTCACACTTGAACTAGAAACGGTGCCGATCTAGCCATGGCGTTCCCTGCTCTTATCCCATCGGCCCGCACCTATGTGCCAGGCAATGTGCCACAGGTGCAGCAGGTTGCACTGTCCGGCGGCACTGTTGCTTACCGGCAAGGCAACCGCCGTGTAGAGCAGACGCTACAGCTGGCGTTTAACAATATCAGCGAGGCTGATCTAGACCTGATCAAGGCGCATTACATTGCGCAGGATGGCACCTATGGCATCTTCTTTCTATCGGGGGAAGTCTGGAATGGATATGACTCGCCGCCTGTTCCCATTGTTGCCGACTACGCATGGCGCTATGCATCGCCCCCAGTCATCACAGATGGATCGTGCGACCTGTGGAGTGTTGAGGTTGAGCTCACCACCTATGCCATCGACTTAGGAGACGTGATCTTCAATGCCGCAGATTCGGCCAGTGCCCCTGCGCGAGAGTATATTTTGAATGCTGGTGGCGCTGCCGCCACGCCTGCTCGTATCCTGATTGTTAACGGCGGCGCATCGGCATGACTACTACGATTCTTGCGTTCCAGCAGCAGCGCCGCGATACGGCAGCCAACTGGACATTCAACAATCCAACCCTTCTGGCTGGTGAGCTTGCCTACGAAAGCGACACCGGCAAGTGGAAGATTGGCACAGGGTCCACGGCTTGGACTGCGCTCAGCTACACGCCTTGGAGTCTGATCCCAGCATTCCCCATCACGGATGCATCGATTGCTAGCAATGCTGAAATTGCCGTAAGCAAGCTGGCTGATGGCACGGCCCGGCAACTGCTGCAAACCGATGCCGCTGGTACTGGCGTTGAGTGGGCCAGCAATATCGACGTGCCTGGCACGTTAGATGTGACGGGTGCTGCGACCTTTGACAACAACGTCATCATTCAAGGTGATCTGACGGTCAACGGCACCGAGACGATTATCAACACCCAGACGCTAGACGTTGAAGATAAGAACATTGTTATCGGCAAGGTCACGACACCAAGCGATGTGACGGCTGATGGTGGCGGCATCACGCTGAAGGGCACCACCGATAAGACGATCAGCTGGATCGACGCCACCGATGCGTGGACATTCAGCGAGCACCTCAACATCGCCAGCGCCAAGGAATACCGGATCGCTGGCACCAAGGTGCTCGATGCCACCAGCCTCGGCAGCGCAGTGGTGAGCAGCAGCCT